CTTGAAACTAAATCATTGAAGATCGCAGAACAAAATCGTAAGTTCCTCGTTAACGAAGTTATTCCTGCATTCAAAAGGGATAACTGGTTGGGACAAGGTTGGGAAAACAAACACTTCTAACATAAAAAAAGGGGGTCTTACGACCCCTTTTTTATTGCCCACTTAATCTTGGATTGAATGTATCCTTAAGATCATCAGCGATATATGCGGAAGATTTCTTATAACGCATAATCTTTCTCATGTCGGTTACCATAGTATCTACAAACTCTCTTCTAGGAACCTTGATCCTTCTTTTAGCATCATTACGATTTACTTCATACTGAAAGTTTGTTACTGCTCTGAGTTTATCGTTTATGATTTTAGTTCCAGCAGAATTGTATACGGTTCCGTTTGCATCAACTCTAGCTGCTTGTTCTAAGGTTGGAACCTGTGATACTTGTTCTTGTCGTTTTTTGTTTAACTCTAAGTAAGTAATATTAAAATTAGAATCAACTTTTAATCCCGCAGGCATCACCACTCTTTTGAAATCGTCAGTGAATAGTGTTGTCTCATAATGATGAACTTGTGCTAACTGTTCATCGCTTCCATACTTGTCCAGTAGATATTTCCTGAAACTATGATTATCTAATGGCCATTCTTCTGAAAGGTTTGTAATATTATTTGCTATAAGAATAATCCAATCGAATCTTGGATCATCATACAATTCTTGAGCGACTTGTTCTACTCTAACATCTTCACCAATTACATAGTCAGCGAAAGCAGTAAATACTGACTCAAAGTCCTTACGTAATCTAGGTCTTCTGAAGAGATTGATTACGTCAATGTACTCATCGTTAGAACTCCTATCGGTAGATCTTGAGACGTACTTGAGTTTTGGAAAGTAAGAAAAATAACCTCTGGCCATTAGTAACCTACATCGATGCCGAATGGGTTTGCACTATTAGATACCGAAAGTGGGAACAGATCTTGGAATCCAGAGGTCTGTTCTGTTGAACCTCTATTTGAGAATGCTCTATTAGAAATTCTTTCATTATAGTCTGTATTGTATATAGGCTCCAATTCTGTAAATGACATATCAATCTGGATAGAAACTGGTTGTCCTCCCTCATATGCCATCCATTCTCTTTCTGGAGCATAGTTGACTGCAAAATCAGTCAATGCACAAGGTTTGAATTTATTCACACCCAGAATATTCTTTCCTGCGGCAGTTCTATATGACAGTTGGAAAACATGTGGAGTTCCTAAGAAATATGAAGGTGCTCCTGCATTTCCTACATCACCTTGTCCACCTTCAATTCTGGTGACCTTTCTGGGAGATCCCCATTGTTTTAACGCACGAACAATAGTATTGATTCTTGCTGCTTCCTCTGGACTTCTACCAGTCATTCTATATGAGAACCTAAAACTTCTTAGTTTTACTCCACTGAACATAAGTTCAGTATTACTGTTAGAGATAACACCGCCAGTTCTACTTAAGATCTGTTCTGGAGATACTTCATATCCCATGTCACCTGCTAACTGGGATAGAATACCTGTACCAATATCCATTCTTCCAGCTCTAGTCTGACCTACTGAGGTCAAGAGTGCTGCTTGTGAAGCAAATCTACTTCCTTTATCAGCAAGATCTTTCGCCCAGTTCATTCCTAGACCACTAAGGATGTTACCTAGAAGTTTTCCTCCACCATACGCAAGTGCGTGTTTAGATACGTGTTGGAAAGCTCCGATAGCCATGTTGTTCATGTTATCTTCAGCCCAACTAACAGAGTTAGTATCATTCACATCTTGAGGCATTGGAAGATATATTCCTTTACCTATTTTTTTCCTGAGTGGTGTAGTTCTCCTTGCTCCTCTACCTAGATCTCCAAACTTTTGATCTTTAACTGCATCTGCATATGGTGGTTGATATGAGAAACATTGAACTACTAGTTGATCTTGTGCATCTGATAAATCAATAGGATATTTCAGAGGAGTCATGAAAGCTGGTTGATTATCTCCAGCAAAATCAAAGTCTCCACCTTGTATACCTGCTCCTGTGAATCTATCATTTCCGTAGATTAGTGATAGAGGTTCTTTGAGGATAGATGCAATATTTCCAACGTTATCTCCAAAACCTTCTGGTTCAATCCACAGGTCTGGATCTCCTTCACCACCAGCGACACCTTTCTGTACACTGTTAGGGTTATTTGGGAATGATGTTGGTGTTTCACCACTAACTTGTTTTTCTGCCCATTGTGGGGTTACTAGACCAGATGCTTTAGTATAGTTACCAACTCCTTCTTGAATCTGAGTATGTAAACTCTTCTGCGATTCTTCAGTTAATGTGATCTGATTCTCTACCCAACTACCATTCTTGTAGATTGGTTTTGCATTAGGGAGAACTTGTCCCTCACCATCAACAGGAAGAACCTCAGCACCACCTGTTGATGGAGTGAAGAATATTTTATATTGCTGCTTAACACCAGTATCTACCGTCTTTTGGAAGATATCGTTAGTGAGTTTAATTTCTTCTCTAACTGCTGCCATGAATTACTTTCTCCAGTTCCACGCTTTGTGTTTTGGATATTTCATTCCTCGGTTATCGTAAAATTTTTCTGTGGGCAGAAGTGATATACTTGCCCAATCCTCACTTTCAGGAACTTGATATACATTGCCCATACCAGAAAATAGATATCTGTGTAGGCTATTTTTAGGTACAGAAGCACCTCTTCCGCTATTTATGAGACTTTTTGCAACCGCATCTCTATAGTCTGGAGTTATATAGTGTAAATTTGCTCCCAGAAATCCACCTTTGTAAATTTCTAGTACAAAAGATAGTGGTTGTATATCCCAAAACTCCATCCTTTCAGGGAATGATGCTCCATAAGAGAATGATAATAATTGTCCAACAGCTAACCAACCAGTATCACTTGTACTGATATCTTTGTTTTGGAGAGGAGCCAATGCTTCTTCTAGTTTACTGATGTACCAGTCACCACTCCTATTCCTTTTTCCAGCTGATTTACGGATTTCTTCTGCAATCATTAGTACTCTATTCCTAGATCGTCTTCAGTCATGATCTTGAACTCATACTTTCTATCAGCGCAGTATTCTTCTGCTGCTTTCCACTTTGCTTGATTAATAACCCAAGTTTGAACTTCTAGAGCCCAAGATTTAGTTCTTTTCTTGGGATTCCTTTTTGGTTCTTTTAGTTGTTTCTTAGGTTTCACTTCAATGACAACAGATCGTTTTTTACCAGATGCGTCAGTATATTTAATAAAGAAGTCTGGAAAGTATCTGTGCATCCTATTATCAAGTGGACTTTTATATGGTATCCAAAATTCTTCAGATTGCCATTGACTGATATTCTCAGTCAGATCACAATATCTCATGAATTTTCTTTCCCACAGTGACCTGTAAATAATATTAGTGGGATCACCTTTGTATTTTTTGGGGTATGATGGTTTATATTTCCCCTTGTAAGCCATATACATAGTATAAAGGATAAAATTATTTAGATGTCCATTAACAATCTAAAAAATAAAACACAATTTGGATTGAACATTACGAATGATGTGTCCACCGCACAGGCAGCACCTCTTCCTAATTTTCAGGATTATCTATCCAATCCAGCTCTTAATAATCAATATAAAGTATCTCTTGATCTCACTACAGGTATTCCTGGAACAAATGATTTAAACTCTTGGTTGACTGGATGTGGAGTCTTTGATGGTCATCCACCATCAAGGTTTGATTTCATGTGCAGTGAAACGATGATTCCTGGCATGACATTAGATCCATTCATGGAGACAGGAACTAGACAGGGAATTAAGGAATATTTTCCCAAATCAAGAAACTTTACTGACATGGCTATGCAGTTTTATGTTTCTTCTGATTATCAGGCTTTGAGATTATTCCAAGAGTGGATGAACTTTATCAATCCAGTGTATAATAGTAGTGGATCTACACTTAAAAGTGGATCACCATCTGGAGATCCAGAAATTGATACCGCTGGATTTTTCAGACAAAGGTATCCCGTAACCTTTAAAAGAAATATTTCACTTACTAAGTTTGAGAGAAATGAACAGGAAGCGATTAGTTTCCAGTTTCTTAATGCTTTCCCTACTGATGTTGCATCTATTCCACTGACCTATGATAATGGTCAGATCTTACAGGTATCAGTTACCTTTAAGTATGATAGATACTTTGTCATGCAACATAACAAACCAGTTTATATTGATAAAACTAAGGGTTATGATATTGGCAGCGCAGGTGGAAAGGATCAACAGATTCTCTCATCTGGAGCACAGTCTGGATCTTCTGAGGGAGATGGCACTACTGTAAACGGAGCAACCGCTCCATAACCCCACTAAATACTAATAACTGACTTGATTACACATCATGGCTTTACCAAAAATTACGACCTCTCAACATGAGTTGGTGATCCCTTCTACTGGAAAAACGATTAAATATAGACCATTTTTAGTTAAAGAAGAGAAAGTTCTTATCATTGCTTTAGAATCGCAAGATGCTAAACAAATTACTAATGCAGTAAAACAAGTTCTTAAAGAATGCGTTATTACTAGAGGAGTTAAGATTGAAGACCTATCTTCATTTGATATTGAATATTTGTTCTTGAATGTTCGTGGCAAATCAGTAGGGGAAACTATTGATCTAATTATTACCTGTGGTGATGATGGGGTCACTCAGATTCCTGTTACTGTTCCTATTGATGAGATTCTGGTGGAAACTAATCCTGAGCATAATCAGGAAATTAAGTTGAATAGTGAATATACTCTTAAGATGAAATATCCTAGTATGAGTCAATTCATTTCCGCTAACTTCGGACTAACCGATGACGAAAACGAAGTCGAAAAATCATTTGATATCATCGCTGATTGTATTGATTTGGTATATGATGCTGAAAATGTATATGCTGGATCCGATACTTCTAAGAAGGAAAAGATTGAGTGGATTGAATCTTTGACATCTGAACAATTTCAGATGATTGAAAAGTTCTTTAACACAATGCCTAGATTGACATACACAGTTCAAGTCACTAATCCAAATACTAAAAAAGAAAATACTGTAGTATTGGAGGGATTAGCCGATTTTTTCGCCTAAGTATGTCACATATTGATCTTGTGGCATATTTTAAAATTAATTTTGCTTTGATGCAGTTCCATAAATACTCCCTAAGTGACGTTGAAAACATGGTTCCTTGGGAGAGAGACATTTATGTTGGACTACTAAGGCAACACATTGAGGAAGAAAACCTAAAAGCACAAGCTAGAGCCGCTCAAGCGAGGAACTAAATGGCAAGACGAATATCCTCACTAATAAAACCACGACGTATTGTGCAGGGTAGACGTTTAGCATCTGCTGGCAAAAAGTTTTTAAGCAAAAAATCTAAAAACTTACTAGGAATTGCTAAGGATAAGGGGAAATCATTATTTGGTGGAAAGGGTAAGACAGGTAGTCAGGTAAAAGGAGCAGTATCTCCTTTAAAACAATCTATACAGTCTATCTCACAAGTTGCCAATCTTGGTGGCGACGAGAGTAGAGGAGCAAGAACAAAGATTCAGAGAATCGTTGAGATGAGGGTGAACAACCTCATCCCAAGGTTGTCAAAAGCTATACAGAGAAGAGCAAATACATTTGATCCAGCAGAGATGTTGGGTAAAATTTTCTCAGGTGGACTGGGAGAACTACAACAATTTGCTCAAGGATTGCAAAATCTAATGGGTCCATTGAAGGAGACCCTAGACTTTGCTGTAGGTTCTAGAAAGATATTTACAAAATTATTTAAAGATCTAAGTAAACTCAAGAGCAAAGGAGTAGGAACGAACAAAGGAAAAGGTGGTGCTGGAAATATTTTCACATTACTTGGTTTAGGTGCTGGTGCTCTGGGTATCATGGGAGCTGTAGATCAGTTCAAAGAGGCAAGAGACGAAGATAAAGTACGTGAAGAGGGTGGTGTACCTACAGCAGACAAGAAGTCTACCATCATGTCGCGTGATGGTGAGGGTACTACAGGTGATGACTTAAAATTAGAGGGTGGTGATGATGAGAGGTTTAATAAAGCTGTAGAGAAGTGGGATAAAGTTCTCGATTTTATCAAAAAGAAAGCTTCAGAACGAAGAGATAGTAGTTCTGCATCCACACAAACAACCTCAAGTAGTAGTTCATCCACTACTATGGCGGGAACTGGTTCAACGGGTCCTGCTTCTTATCAAGCTGCAAGTAATGTACCTGAAAAGGTAAAACAGGATACTGCTTTCCAAGAGGGTGTGACTGAACTGGCTAAGAAATATAATGTACCAGAAGATTATTTGTATGCAGTTATGTCATTTGAAAGTGGTGGAACTTTTGATCCTGGCATGAAGAACATGGCTGGATCTGGTGCCACTGGATTGATTCAGTTTATGCCAGAGACTGCAAGGGGACTAGGAACCTCGACAGAAGCACTTGCCAATATGACTAGGACTGAACAACTACAATATGTTGATAAGTACTTCTCAGGAACTCTGAGGAAGGGTGGATCTCTGTCTGATGTTTATATGTCAGTTCTATTACCTGCTGCTGTAGGTAAGGGTGAAGATTTTGTTCTATTTGGTGAGGGTGGTGCCTACGGTGGTGCAAGAGCTTACGAACAGAATAAAGGTCTCGACGCAAATAATGACGGTAAGATTACTAAAGGTGAGGCTACTGCTAAAGTTAGAGCTCACTTACCTGAGGGGTCATCAGTGCAGAGTGGAGAGACAGAAGCTCAAACTCAACTAGACAATGGTCAGGTATTAGCACAAGTTCCTGGCGAAGGTGGAGATGAACCACAGATCTCTGTCAATAATTTACAGAGTGGGCCACAAGACCAAGGTGTTCAACAACAACCTAGAGTCATTGATGGAGTCGATTCGGATGCGAATCAGGTTATACCATTCCTGTCTCCTTTCAATGACTCTATGCATGTTATGTATTCAAGAATCCAATATAACATTATTGACGCATGAAGTTTAAATCTCCCTCAGTACTCTCAGTACAAAAGAAAACTGGTGCATCTGTCGATGATGCTAAAAAATCTATTCGTGAGTTTACTAAATTTCTAAACTTAGAATCTAGAAGACTTCAAGCAGTCAAATTGCCTTCTAAGAGGCAAATTAAGATGGTCAGTAAGTTGACCTCTTCAAATGTATTTAAAAGTGGTGGTGCTCCTCCAAAAATGCCTGGTATTAAGTTACCAGGCTGGTTAGGTGCTGTTGGATGGGGTGCTGCACTCTTTACCTTTGGTTCTTGGGGACCTAAACTGTTCCCAGGTCTAGTAAATTCGCAGGAAAGAGCTATTGCTGAAGCTCCTGGAACTACTGAGGAGAAGATTGCTAAGTTAAAAGAACAAAAGAAGGGATTGAACTGGTTCCAGAAAAATGTTCAGGGAATGGGTAGTGAGATTGATGAACAGATTTATGCACTAGAAACTGGTGATGTTAAATCTTATGGGTATAATATGACCCCTAGGAATGTTGAAGAACTTGATGGTAAAGCTATAGCGGACAAAGAGAAGATAAGGACAGCAGGAAAGAAAAGGGGGATAGATGTAGAAAAATTTGAAAAGACTGTTGATAAGTTTAATAGATTAGCCAGGAGTAACGTATTTAATGGTGGAGGTAACAGAAGAGGTACATCAAGAAGACAACGAACAACTGATAACAGCGGTGATGGTGTTATCGAAGTTGGTGATATCAAACCAGGAGGTAAGTTAGATTTCCGTGGCGATGGTTCTGGTATCAGCGGTAAATTGGTTATGCACGATGGTGCTGGTAAGAAAGTAGGTTCTTGGACAGCAACGAGTGGTGTTTATAGAACT